CATCTTGTGCTTTTAATTCAGACTCAAATCTGTCACCAAATGTTTTGGATAGATTTTCGTAAGCCATTGCTTCTAACCTTTCTGCTCTAAATGCTTCATATGCTTTTTCTAAGTTAGCAGCACTCAAATCTAATGTAGGAGGTTGCATTGACCTACGAATACTATCTGGATATGCATCCGCTTGTTCAGACTCTTTTGTTCTACCATTTTCAAAGATAACTTCTCCAGCCTGTGAATAATGGTTGAGGTCTAATGCTTTCTTTTCTTTGCCTTCCTCATCATCATCTTCTTTCTTAGTGGATTCTAGGTCATCATCTTTATCCTTATCGCCTTTGTAAGACATGTCTTCTACATCATCGTCTTCATCATCAGCCATTTCTTTGTCGCCACCATAGCCCATTTTTTCTTCATGCATTCCTTTTTCTTCGTGCATTCCTTTTTCATGGTCTCCATGCATTCCTTTTTCTTCATCTTCTTCCTTGGACAAATTCATGTTCTTTACTAGTTCATTTAATTCGCCAAGTGCTTTTTCTAGTTCATTCATTTTTTTCACCTTATTTTTGTCTTGTTTCAATATGTCAAATTTTGCTTCTGGGTTTATTCCTTTTTCGCAGATTGTTACTTCATGTAGTTCCAATTTACTAATTTCGTTGTATTCCCCCATTTCTTGATTTCTGACTGTTCTTTTTTCTAATGCTTGTCCACCGATACTAAAACTCCTTAATGTTCCTTGTCTTATGTCCCTCGATACTTCCTTTGCTTTTTCTATGTCATCCCTTAATTTTATCACTACAAAAAATCCTACATCATCTACTTGTGTTTTATATACTTGTCCTTTTGAATCTCTATATTTATTTACTACTTCTCCTACTTGAACATTTGAATGGTTGGTCATTACGTTTCTATATTCATTTTGTGCCATGAATTTTTGTACTGCTTCCTCCAACGCTTCGAGAGTTATTAAATCATTTTGTTTGTCTACCATTTCTATTGAAGCATATCCTGCAATTATTAAATCATCTTGTGACTTCAATATATCAAACGTATTTGATTTTGTTGTTACAACTCCTCCTAACACGCTGTCGATTTTCTGTTCTACTATATAAAGAGCAATGTTAAAGGGTTAATTTATTATGTTTATCTTGTCTTATATCCCATATTCCATCGTCAGTATTAGAATCAACTCGTTCTGGTTTAACACTAGTAAATGCTACCCAACTCTTTTTACCATCTATTGGCACTACTCTAAAGTGTAAACGAGTATCGAATTTGTTACCATTGAGAATATATTCGTGATAGCCATGCCTTTGAACTCCTAATTCAACTTCCCCAGAATCAATTAGTTTTTCTTTAGATAATGTTCTAGCAACCTCTGCTCTAAACTTTTTAGATTTACCAAACAAATTGAATATATCATCTTCTGTATCTAACTCTATAATCCATGAAATAGTTTCATCACTTAATTTCATAACAATTTGTATATTTTCATTTTTAGTTAAATACACTTTAAAAGTACCCATTCTATATTCTTCTGGGGTAGAATATTCTTTTCTCAATGGTTCTCCTGTTTCCATATTCAAATCAAATTTTTGTTTTTCATATATGAGGTGGTCTTTTGATTTATTTTTAAGACTTCTAAACAATTCATTTTTGTTACTGTTAAATACGCTTTCGTATATTCTCTTTAGTTCTTTATCTTTATTGAAGAACCTTACGATTGCATTAATATCCATAGGTCTATTAATTCTTTTAATTTCATTTATGATTGCTGTTTCTAAAACTGCTCTATCTTCATCAAGTGCTTTACCTAATTGTTCTCTCCAAACTTCCATGTTCGCTAGAGCGTTCTTAGCCATGAGATTGTCTTCTTGGAAACCATATATTGTAAAACCATCCATATCTGATTTAGTAATAATAGTGGCTTCCCCATGAACATGGTCAGTTATCGTATATCCTTTAGTCAGTGCTTCAATATTATAATTCAAAGATTTCTTAGTATCTTTTGCTAAAAATTCTAAAGTCACTACTTTGTCTGGATGTTCAACTTCGGGAACTTCTATAACCTTAGCAGATTGTAAAGCAAAACCATCTGGTGTTTGCCTAACCTCATCCACTTTAACTCTAACAATATCCCCAACATCTACTCTAATTTTAGTATTAAGGGCTTTACCAACATTTAGATATTTCACACCATTTACTTCTACACCTTCTTCTACTGGCCCTACTCCTACACTATAAGAAAATAAATCTGATTTGGTTTTCTTCATACCTAATACTATCACATCAATATCTACAAACTTTTTCCACTTGACCCATTTAGGATTTTTTCTATTGGCTAAGAAATAAGTAGAAGTTAAATCTTTTAAAACAACTCCTTCGGCTGTTGGAATTTTGAATATTTCTTTAGAGTATTGCTCTATGTCTTTTATTGAGTCTGCAATCCTCGTATCTTTTTTGGATGGGAATGCTAATTCAATATCTGAATGTTGACTAAAGTTTTGAAACAATACTTTGATTCTTTCTTCTAATGGTGAATCTGTTAAATCTTTATCGTCATGTTGCATGATGTCAAATACATGCGCTCTCAATATTGTGTCTGATTTTTTATTTTTGAAAATTTTAGCAACTACTTCTGCTCGATGTAGAGGGGTATCACCATCGAATAACATTAACTCTGCATCTAAAATACAATCTGGAAATTTTTTCTCTCTCATCATCTTAACTTGTTCTGGACATTTATCTGTGATGTCTTTTTTATTAAAAGAAAATATTTTTACATTTCCTGCTGATTTATGGATTTGTATTCTCATCCCATCGTATTTTTCTTGAACTACCCACTTTCCAGTAAAACCTCTTAATTCTTGTAAATCATCTATTTCAAAAATACGATACATTGGTTTGTTAGGGACAATAAAAGATAATGATTTTTCTGCTTTCTTTAAATCTAAATCTACTAGATTTTTCATTTGTTCTTTATTGTCTATGATTCTATTTAGTGTGTTAATAGCACCTTTGTATTTAGATTCTAATCTTGATAAATCTTTATCGTCACCATAATGTTCTATAATAAAAGGAATGATTTCTTTTTCTTTTAAATCTAGTCCTGCAAAACCACCAGTGATTTCATCGGGGTCTAAATCTTGATTCTCATATAGTTCTGGTTCTAAAACATCATCATCATTTCTTAATGCCCAATGCAAAAATTTGACATAAACATGTTCATCTGATAAAAGAGCGTCTACAACTTCTTCTCCGAATTCTTCAATAAACGGGTCTTTAGTAATTTTAGAATAGCGTAGTTTCTTAACTGCTGCAAAAATTCTACCTGCTTCGTGTGACTCTGGATTTTTAGCCTCGTCTGAGAACAATTCTTTTTCATTCAATGTTCTTTTAATTAATGCTGCAAAGTTGCTGGTGTCATCATGTAAATCTTTTAGTTCATCTATAACAGATGTCCAACGCTCGGCATAATGTTTAGGGTCATCTTTTCCTAACAAGTAACCAATTCTAACCTTTTCAAATAAGGTGCGAACTAATCTAGCAGGGTCGCTTTCTTTTTGGAAAAGTAATTGAGGCACATTACATCACCTTTCTAATCGTATATTGACTTTTCCTTGACTAATAAACACACTAGGGTAGCCTAATTTTTTAGTATATAATCCCTCTATTTTCTTTTCTGCTGTTTCTAATGACATACCCAATTCTTTAGGGTCAATTGTTACATATGCTTCATCTTCATTAGAAGCCTCTACAATTTTCGGGTCAATTACTTTTTCAAATAATTCTTCTAAAGCCCTTCCTTCTAAATTATCATTTTTTCCTTCTGCGTCCTCTCTTGCCCTTGTTGGATTAAATATAGGTGGGGCTTTACTAATCATATCTTTAATTTGATTAATTTTAGAAACAACTTGTTTGCTAACGTCAACTGTGGTCACATCTAAATTAGAATAAGTTTTACCATCCATTGGTGTGGTTCTACTTTGATTGGATTTACCATCCTCTCCTCTAGGCTTATCTTTTTCTGCTGTTGGTTTTTCCCTTTTGACATCTTCACCAGTTTCACCTTCAAATAAATCTTCATAGGCTAATGAGGTTGTTGGGGGTTTTCTACCAAAGAAAGACATTGGGCCTTTCTCATCATCTGCCACATGTTCTTCTTTTTTCTTGAAGTATGGCTCCATATCTGTTCTTATGTTTACTACTTTTCTAGGTTTTATATATCGTGTCATCTCCGACCCTCCATTTTTGAAACTATATCGTGTATTTCGCTCCAAGATTTATCTCCAATATTCTTAGGCACTCCTGTTCTGTCATTATCTATTGATGGTGAAGGTGACTTTGTTTGCACCCAACCAGATTTCATTAACACATTATCTTCATTGTAAACGTGTCTTTCTAATGTCTTTATTCTATCAACTAATTGTTTTAGAATATCTAATACTTCGTTTTCTTCACTCATGCTTCTTCCTCCTCTCTTAAACTTCCTTCACTGGCATCTGGATATACTATTTTTCTAACCTGTAAGTACAATGTTTCATAAGTCTTACGCAACCTCGCAGCAGTAGCCACCATATCTATGTTTTGTTCACTGATGGATTTTATCTTTTCATCTAACTCACTATCTTCTTTAGTGAAATCCATTTCTTGAATTAAATCTATAAGTTCCCCAAGTCTAGTATAATCTTGACCAAAATACTCAGAAGGTTCTGCTGCTTGAAGTGTTTTCTTTAATCTTTTTCTAGGCTCATCTGGTAAAGATGCTAGTTTAGGATTAAGTGCTTTTTCAAGCGGAGCCTTAAGTATTAATTGCCAATTCACGTTTACCACTTGTTTTCTGTTCTTTTGGGAGTTTTCTTATACTGTATTACATGAGGCACTGAGTTAGGCATTTTTCTTTCTTTAAGTGCTTTAGGTTGACTAGGAGTAAAATCTCTTTGTACTTCTACTCTTCTATCTCTATGTGCTAACGCAGCCTGTTTTCTTGCTAATTCTTTTTTCAATTTTATTACTTCTTCTCTTGTTGTCATTCCACTAACCTCCTTGCATATTCAATGGGCATAAAACCAATTGATACTGGCTCTATATCTACTATCCCTTCATCATGTAAAAAATTATATCTTGCTATTTTGTATGGGTTTCCTTGACGGCTTTGCTCATTCCCCTCTGTTCTAATTTGAATAATAAAAAAACCTTCACCTTCTTCAAATGCTTGTTCATCACCTAAATCTCGCTCAGAATTATTCTCAAATTCGACATCAGCAACTAAATCTTCATTATTATCAATATCAACTGGTTGAGTCATATATCGTAAATCTTCAAAATTAGCATTCCTATCAAGCCAACTATCTAATAACCTAATTAACTTATTTTCAATATCGTCTTTATCATCTTGTTTTAATATATCTTGCCAACTCATCCTACTCTCCTCTCTGTTCTTCTATCGACATTATTGTTTGCTGCTTCTTCTGGTAAACCACTGAATCTTTGGGGTGGCCCTACGCTCATACGGGCATCGGGTGTATCTGTCGGAGTTTCTTCAACTTCTTCAACTTGTTCATCCATAGGAACTTCTTCCATAGGAGGCCCACCCATAGCAGTATTACCTAACATCATCTCATCCTCCATCTTCATTTCTGGTGCTGGTGGGGGTTTAGTGTAAACAAAATTGTTCTCCTCATCTAAATCAACTTCAAACCCTAAACCTTGCATTTGTGAAGCAAGACCGATTTCAATTTCTCTTTTTCTTAAAGAGGCAATCTCATCTTCTTCTTCTGACGGTGGTAACACCAATTCCCAATCAGTAACTCCAAATTCTTCCATTAACCAAGGGAACACATAATGATTGTAAACATTTTGAGCCATTTCTACTGCACGATTAGTTACAAGGATTTGCATACCTTCATTATTCAATCCACCACTAGCAGTATTATCAGCCATGAATATTTTACTAACTCCATAAAAAGCAGCAACCCTATCTCTTAAATCTTCTTTAACTGCAACATAGTCCATTTCTTTTAGACTGTCCATAAATTTGACCCATTCCACAGCACCTTTACCTTCTGCTTCGATTCCCATAACTGGGATAAAGTGGGGGTCACTTTCCATCTTTTCTTTGACACTTCTCCAGAATTGCCTCATGGAATCCATGTTTCTAGTTTGAACTGCAAGAATACCTCTAGGCATTCTAGATTTAGTATAAGATGCGTTAACATAATTTTCCATTGCTATCAATGTAGTCAAATGGCTAAACAATGTCATAACTGGACTTGAACCATATAATCTAGAAGGGGCATATTTACTAAAGTGTAAAACCTCACCTTCAATGAAATATTCTTCTTCCCCAGTAGCCCTATTAACATAATGGACTGGATGTAAAATATTTCCAGATTCGGGATGAGTATCATATGCATTTTCAGAAATAAAATCTCTATTTTGAATATCAATAAATCCTTTTTGTCCTCTTTCACCAACTTCATCTGCATAGATAGTCATAGATGCAGGGTCGCCTCTAAATACTTCTTTTATTCTGTGTAACTTAATATTCCCTTTAGAATCACAAAAGTATTCTTTAACTAAAACAATGTATGCATCATCTATAATATTTAAGTCATCTTCTAATTCTCTTAGCACATCAACAAACATTTGATTTGCACCATTAACATAACCTGTTAACAGTTTCTTAGCATATTTTAATTGTTCTTCATCTGGAACATCGAATTCTATTGAACCACATTTAGCACATTCTCCTACTTGTTGCTCAAATTCTTTATCACACTGTCTACACTTCATAGTAAATTTTTTATTGAAAGTGAAGCCTCTCCTAAATATTTCATTTTTTAATTGAGTAGTACAAGTTCTACAAATGACAGAAGAGTTTGCAATATGATATAATAATGGTATAGACAAGAAAAAAGAATTGTCTCTCTCTTGTATTCCAATATTGAAAACTTTTCTATCTGTAGGTATAGGTGTTCTTTTTCTAAACAACCTACTAAATATATTTCCTTCTGCCATTATTCTTCCTCTCCTTTACTAATTGAATCTAATTCATCCATCAGATTCATTTTGCAATTACTTTCTAATTTATCAATAGCAAAAATATCAACATCATATTTTAACCAATCATAACTTTTGTTATCTGAATGGTTATACCATTTCATCAACTTATATATTTCTTGCATACGGTCTTTAGCCCAATCTTGTTTTTTATGGTATTTTTTAATTCTAACTATTTCCAATAATAAATCTGCTTGTGGCCC